TTTCTGCAATGATATCAATGTAGGTCATGTTTTTCATTTGACCTATACGATCTATTCTAGCTTCTGACTGTTGTCTTTTTTCTAAATCATAACCATTAGAATAGTAAATCATAGTAGATGCACCAGTTAAAGTAATACCATAACCACCTGTTTGTGGAGTTCCCACAATAAAACGAACAGGACTATTTGGATCTTGAATAGCTTTAATTGCTTTTTGTCTGTCATCGGTAGAAGTATCACCAAAATAAGTAACCACAGATTTATCTCCATATTCTTTTTTAATAGCTTCTACAATTACTTCTATATCATATCGGTAGTGGGCCCATATAACAGCTTTACCTTCCATTTCAGATAATACATCTAATAGTTGATCTAAACGATTTGATTTTAATGTTTGTGTACTTCCATCATCTGATTTAAAATGACCACAAGTTATTTGATGTAATCTCATAATTTGAGTAATAGCATTTACGGTAGTAGTTAATTTTCCATTAAGTTCTGCTAAAGCAAGTTTTTTCATTTGGTCATATACTTTTTGTTGCTCTTCTGTTAATTGAATAACTCTTTTCATATATGTTTTTTCAGGCAAATCTAAGCAATCATCTTTTAAACATCTAAAAGAAAAAGGTTTTAATTGTTCAGAAAGTTCTCCTAAATTTCTATATCCTGTTACAATTTCAATTTGACGACCATTTACATTTATTTTTTTGCAAATAGCATAGCGAGTTCTAAATGCATAATAAGATTGTTGATTTAATAACCAAGGATCTAAAAAAAAACATTGATTATATAAATCCAATGGAGATTTAGTAACCGGTGATCCAGTTAAAATTCTTTTAAAAGCAACATGTTTTCCTAAATCTACAATGGTTTTACTTCTAATTGCAGTTGGATTTTTAATTGTAGTTGATTCGTCAATGGCCATCATAGATTGATGACATGATAAAAATTTAGCTGCAAACGTTTTTCCTTTTTTAGTAGAAAAAGCTTCTACGTTCATAATTAAAATATGAAGATCATGGCTTGATTCAAATAATTGTTTCATGTCTTTAGCGTCTGGATTAGATTGCCAAAGACCTATTTTTTTTTCAATGTGTTCTGGTAAATGATCGGGTATTTGTTCATCATGCCAAGTTTTATATACTCCTTTAGGAGCTATAATAAGAGCTCCATTAATCTTACCTTTGTCGTATAACATAGCAATATTATCAATAAGAACCTTAGATTTACCGGTTCCCATTTCCATAAAGTATGCGAATACTTTTTTATCCCAAGACATTTCTAACGCTTTTAATTGATGCGCAAATGGCTTGCTTTTAAATTTATAATGCATATAATAGTTCTTTCTATTGAAAGGATATATAGTCTAAGTTATATAAAGTCAAGAATGAACAATACTGTTTACGTGATACAAGATGTCCCAGGTACTAGGGAAGGTAGACCAAAAATTAATATTATTGGTGCCTCACAATTTGGTACTTTAAAAGTATTATTACCTGAAAATGCACAAATTATTTTAAGTGCTGGTCCTTTAATTTTTAAATTAAGGCAACTGCTACAAAATTATACACCTAATGATTATTTATTATTAACAGGTGATCCTGCTATTATTGGTGTTGCATGTTCTATTGCATCTGATATTACTAATGGTAAATACAACTTATTAAAATGGGATAAACAAGAAAGGAGATATTATCCAGTTGAAATTGATTTATTTAAAAAAATTAATTCAGAGACTTGACAAAAGGATTTTAAGGGATTATATTAGAAAGAAATTAGAAAGGTTATAACATGAGTATAAATTTTGAAGACGATAGAATGCAATCCATAGAAGCTGCTAATAATGCTAGCACCTTATCAGAAAAGGTAATGCAGTTAAAAGATTTAGAAGACGAAATTGCTAACGCAGAAGAAAGCGTGAAAAAATTAAAAGAACAAGCTAGAATTATTTCTTGTATAGAAATTCCACAAATGATGGAAACTATGAATATTAAAAAATTAAAGCTAAAAGATGGTGAGTCTGTAGAAGTAAAAAAAATATACAGCGCATCTATCCTGGAAGAAAAACAACAGGAGGCTTTTGAATGGCTTCGTAACAACGGTCGGGGTGATATCATTAAAAACGATATCACTGTTACCTTTGGTCGTGGCGAAGATAACAAGGCAGCAGAATATGCTGTCCTTGCACGAGGTCAGGGTTTTGAACCAATCCAGAAGGTTGGTGTAAATCCTCAGACACTCAAGGCAACGTTCAGGGAGTGTGTCGAATCCGGAATCGACATGCCCTCTGATTATTTTAAAACGTTTGAAGGTAACCAAACAAAAATAACTAGGAGATAAGCGATGCAAGAAACGAGTAACGAGAAACAAGTAGCAACGAAAAAGTCCTCACTACCTTCTTCAATTTTATTTGAAGCAGATGCTGGGGCAGGTTTACAGAATATCAAAAGCGAAAGTGTAGCTTTACCAATTCTTAAACTGTTACAAAATGGTTCGGGAGAAGCTAAGAAACTTAACCCAAACTATATGCCAGGTGCAGAACCTGGAATGTTCTTAAATACAGTTACTAAAAAATTGTATGATGGAACTAAAGGGGTTAATGTAATTCCTTGTCATTACAAATTAGAATACCAAGAGTGGTCTGATTTTGGAACAGGACAAGGGAGACCAGAAAACATTTATCCAAATGGATCTGACATATTAACTAAAACTACTCCTGATCAAATGGGTAAAGATAGATTACAAAATGGTAATTATATTTTAACAGTTGGTCAGCATTATGTTTTAGTTGTAGATGGTGATTCCGTTGAAACTGCTTTAATTTCTATGAGTGCATCTCAAGGAAAAGTAAGTAGAAAATGGAATTCCATGATGCTGTCTATAACGTTAAATGGAGCTAATGGTCCTTACACACCAGCTTCATACAGCCATATGTATAAATTGAGTTCTATTCTAAATTCTGGAAAAGGAAATCAATGGTATGGATTTGCTGTATCAAAAGTAGGTATGGTGGAAGATGCTAATCTTTATGAAAGAGCTAAGCAATTTCACAATAGTTTAAAAGATAAGTAAATAAAACCACAATGGTGCCTTGAAAAAGGCACCATTACAATACATAGAGGGATACATGTTAGAAAGATTACGTGAGATATTTAGAGGTCTAGAGACCGCATATGGTCAAACTAAAAAAACATCAGAAATAAGACCAAACGGAAAACAAGAAGTAAAATCATTTACTATTAAACAACCAGTCACTAATGAATTATGGCAAGCTCATATTGACGGAGTAGAACCTGCATTAGGAATCGTTCCTATTAATGAAGATAATGAATGTAAGTGGGGTTGTATTGATATTGATCAATATAATTTTAATCACAAAGCTTTTATAGAAAAAATAAGAAAACATAATTTACCATTAGTATTATGTAGATCTAAATCAGGTGGTGCACATGTATTTTGTTTTACTAATGAATTTGTTCCTGCATCTTTAATGAGAGCAAAACTACAAGCGATGGCATCTATTTTAGGTTATGCCAAAACAGAAATATTTCCAAAACAAAATAATGTGAAAGCAGAACGAGGCGATGTAGGTAATTTTTTAAATATGCCTTATCATGGTGGGAATAGATCTGTTCGTTATGCAGTAGATGATGAAGGTAATTCTATGACTATGGAAAAATTTTCTGAATACTATGATAAACATGTATTATCAAAAGAACAATTAGTAACTTTAGAATTTGAAAAAAATCAAGAAAAAGAATCTGTATTTCCTGATGGTCCACCTTGTTTACAAACTATATTATCTAATGGTCCTATTGTTGAAGGAGAAGCAGTAGATCATGCAGGACGTAATAATGGTTTATTTAATATTGGAGTATATTTAAGAAAAGTAAATCCAGATACTTGGAAGAATAAATTAGAAGAATACAATATACCACGTTATATAGATCCACCATTAAAAGCAAATGATGTACTAACGGTCATTGGTTCTTTAGAAAAAAAGACCTATGACTATAAATGTAATGATAAACCTATCTGTGCATTTTGTCAGGAGAAACTTTGTTATACTAGAAAATATGGAAAAGAAGGCGCAGCAATGCCGGAGATTACACAGATTAAAAAATTAGATGCTGATCCACCATTATTTTTTGTAACTGTAGATGGAGAAACATTAGAAGTAGAACCAGAAGTATTACACGATCCAGAAAAATTTTCTATTGTTTGTTTAACACAAATTAATAAACCATTACTTCCTATTGCAAAATTAATATGGAGAAAAATGATTTCCAAATTATTAAATGAAATGGATGAACCATTACAAGCTCCTGATGATATGCGAATAGATGTTCAATTAAAAGAAGTGTTAGTGGATTTTGTAAGTAGAGCTCCAGGTAAATCTTTATCTGATATTAAAAAATCAAAAGCATTTATAGAAGATGGTGTTTGTTTATTTAGATGGAGAGACTTTTGGAGAGCATTAATTAGAACTAAGTCTTGGCCAGATAAAACATATCCAAAAAATAAGACAATGAGATTAGTGCAAAACATATTTAAAGGCAAACAAATATTTAAAAAGATTGATGAAAAAACAGAACGAATATGGGCTGTAGATAAAATTATTTTAGATACTGTAATCATTAGAAAGAATAAAGCTAAAGATGCTCCATTCAAATAGAACTATTATTCCTGGTCCACCAGGAACAGGTAAAACCTATCGTTTGGTTAATCATCATTTAGCAAATGAATTAAAAACAGTTGCTCCAGATAAAATTTTATACGTATCATTTAGTAATGCTGCATCTAATGAAGCAAGAAAAAGAATTAATAATCTGTATCCAAATAAAGAAATAATTATTAGTACCCTACATTCATTAGGAACTAGAGAATTAGGAATTAATACTACTACTCAATTATTACAAGGTAGTAATTGGAAAGCTTTTAAAAATTATTCTCAGATATGTCAGGATCTAGAATTTGAAACAGTTGTCGGAGAAAGTGGTATTCCTGAATACAGAAACAATTACATGAAAGTAATAGACTATGCTAGATCTAAAAAGATTACTCAATTAGAAGATGCTGCATTAGAATTAGATATAATTGATTCTATTGATATGGGTTTATGTAATCAGATTAAACAAGACCTAGATGATTTTAAAAGAGATTTTATGATGTTTGAATTTTCAGACATGATATCCGAGTTTGTTAAGAAAGATAAATGTCCTTCCCTCGACGTTGTTTTTCTTGATGAAGCACAGGATCTGAGTCCCTTGCAATGGGATATGTTCTTTTACATTGAATCCCGATGTAAACGTTCGTACATTGCAGGGGATGATGATCAAACAATCTATGCTTTTCAAGGTGCTGATCCTACTATCTTCATTAATTTAGAAGGAACTTTAGATGCACAAGAACAATCAAGACGAGTACCTAGAAGCGTGCATCGAGTAGCTATGTCTATTTTAAAAAATGTAGAACACAGAAGAGATAAGGTTTGGATACCAAGAGATGCAGAAGGAGAAGTAATTGAAGATGCTTCATTAGAGAATATTGATTTTAGCACAGGTAACTGGATGATATTAACTAGAACCAATAATCAAATGAAACCTATTGTAGATCATATGCTGTCATTAGGACATAGATTTGATTGTAAATATAATCCTTTGTTACCATTAGAATTAGTAGAAGCTATTAATATTTGGAATCGTTTAAACCAAGGTGCAATTGTATCAGGAGAAGAAGCACAAAAAGTATATGCATATTTAACATTTAAAGCAGATCAAATTAAATTTAGATTCTCAGGAGGCAAGTCTTTAGATGGAGTAGACTCGGTTGATTTAGATGAGCTCATGCTTAACCACGGGCTACAAGTGACGGGCAGCTGGGAGCTATTAAACATGAGTGAAGAACAAAAATTATATATAAAAGATTTATTAGATGGTGGAGAAAATTTAGATAAGCCATCTAGAATTAAGATATCTACAATACATGGTGTAAAAGGTGAACAATGTGACAATGTTATTTTGTTTACTGATCTAGAAAAAATTATCTACGATGCAGCGCTTCGAGATAAAGATACAGAACACCGATTGTTTTTTGTAGGTGTAACCAGAACAAAAGAAACATTATACATCATGAACAATGATTATGATTATCAATACAACATAGGAGAAGAAATAGTATGACAACAACATCTGACATAGAAAGATTATTTCCATCATTAAGACAAGAAGGTGGAGATCATTACAGAAAACATAAAATTCAACCATACACATTTATAACGGCTAATGGGTTGAGTTTTTTTCAAGGAAATGTTATTAAATACGTGGTTCGTTACAAAGATAAGAATGGAATAGAGGACCTTAAAAAGATAATTCATTATTGTGAATTAGAAATAGAAGAAATGAAAAAAATATGAATTGGGCTTTTTTGGTAACTATTTACATTATTTACATGTATTTATATGTTTGAAGTAGCAACAGAATGGACTTGTCCAGATCATTTTCCAGATTTAAGTAAAGCAAAATATATTGCAATTGACTTAGAAACAAAAGATCCTGATCTAAAAACAAAAGGATCCGGTGCTATTATAGGTCATGGAGAAATTATTGGTATTGCAGTAGCAGTAGATGGTTGGTCTGGTTATTATCCAATAGCTCACAGAGAAGGAAATTTAGATAAAAGACTAGTATTAGAATGGTTCAGAGATGTTTGTGCGACTGATTCTGTTAAAATATTTCATAATGCTATGTATGATGTGTGCTGGATTAAAGCAGCAGGAATTAAAATCAATGGACATATTATAGATACTATGTTGATGGCATCATTAATTGATGAGAATAGATTATGGTATTCATTAAATAGTATAGCATTTGATTATCTTGGTGAAGTAAAAGATGAACGAGGATTACGTGAAGCAGCAGAGCAAGCAGGTGTAGATCCTAAATCAGAAATGTATAAACTTCCCGCTATGTATGTAGGTAGCTATGCAGAAAAAGATGCTGAGCTAACATTAGAATTATTTAAAGTATTATCAAGAGAAATTAACAAACAAAATCTTACTGAAGTATTTGATTTAGAAACAAGATTGTTTCCATGTTTAATTGATATGAAATTTAAAGGAGTACGAGTAGATGTCGAACGAGCGCATAATCTAAAAAAAGAACTGACACAACAAGAAGAAGCATTACTGTTAGAAGTAAAACATGAGACCGGTATAGAGACACAAATTTGGGCAGCAAGAAGCATAGCAGAAGTATTTGACAAGCTATCATTGCCATACATAAGAACAGAAAAAACAAAAGCACCTTCCTTTACTAAGAATTTTTTATCGGAACACAAACATCCTTTAGTACAAAAAATTGCAAAAGCAAGAGAAATTAATAAAGCACATACAACTTTTATTGATACTATTCTTAAACATTCACATAGAGGTAGAATACATGCAGATATTAATCCTATTAGATCTGATCAAGGTGGTACCGTAACAGGTAGATTTAGCTATTCTAATCCTAATTTACAACAGATTCCTGCGAGAAATAAAGAACTAGGACCTATGATAAGAGGATTATTCTTACCAGAAGAAAAACATAAATGGGGTTGTTTTGACTATTCACAACAAGAACCAAGATTGGTTGTGCATTATGCAGCTACTACAGAACCTATTTGTTTTGATGAATCGGTAACTAAAATTGTAGAAAAATTTAAAAACAATACGGTAGATTTTCATCAAACTGTTGCAGACATGGCAGGTATTTCTAGATCACAAGCTAAGACAATTAATCTTGGATTATTTTATGGTATGGGTAAAACTAAATTACAAGCAGAACTAGGATTAAGTACAAAGGAAGAAGCTGAAAATTTATTTAATCAATATCATGAGAATGTTCCATTCGTAAAAGAATTAATGAATAAGACTTCTGCATTTGCACAGACCTCTGGATCTATTGGAACGTTACTAGGAAGACGTTGTAGATTTAATAAATGGGAACCGAATACATTTGGTATGCATACACCTATGACTTTTGAAGAAGCAGAAAGAACTTATGGTAGAGGTAGAATTAAAAGAGCAATGACTTACAAAGCATTAAATAAATTAATTCAAGGATCAGCAGCAGATATGACTAAAAAAGCCATGCTAGATTTATATGAAGAAGGTATTATACCACATATTCAAATACATGATGAGCTAGATATATCAGTAAGAGACGAGCAGCAAGCAGCGAGGATAGTTGAAATTATGGAAAATGCTGTTACACTAGCAGTACCAAATAAAGTAGATTACGAATCAGGTAATACTTGGGGTGATATATATGGATAAATTATGGCATATCTTAACGCAAACATACCTCCCATTTATTGTAACATTCGCAAAGAATATTTATATGATTTTAAAAAACATCATGGTGAAAGTGAAGAATGTGTTCTTTTCGCGATTGCATCAATATCCGGAAGAGCCCTCCTTTTTCATGCGTTACTATCCAATGGTGCGGTCTACTATCGTTTGCCTATCTCAGCGTTTTTCCAAAAACGTTTTTCTAGAACCGAAGTGCCAGATATGTCGGTTGACGAATTACAGTTGTGGAACTGTTTTAGTTATTATCCTGCTGTTACTTATTTTGATTTTTTAGGAGGACAACGTGGAACATTTTTTGGAAAAGATAAAAGATTATATCCTGGTACTTATTTGTTTACTATTGATTGGGCCCATCCTGAGTCTAACATACTTGATACAGATCATTCTGAAATACCTCAAGAACATAAGTGTGCACATATTCTGGAACTTAGCAACGGCAATTATGCTGCTCAGCCTAATAATAGGATCCTTTGGAAT